GAGTGCTATTCAATTGGATTATATGTTGAGGAGACTTTCTGAAGGTTATACTCCTGGGACTGTTACAAATATTGTTTTGAAGGATGAGATGGTCAAACCAGAAAAAACTGAATTGACGCGAGGTTTTTGTTCCGTGACGATCTACAATTATATCATTGATTTGATTTTTTGTGGAGGAATCATGGAGGTCGCAACAGCAAACAGTTCAGAATTCCAGACAGGAATTGGTCTGAATAGAGTCGGCCCAGCTTGGGGCGATTTTGTTATGCCTTTCTTGGAACCGGAATTTGCTAATAACTGTTGTGATGCTGATTTCAAGTGTTTTGACATGACCCAATCTCCCTTTCTCCGTTCAGCAGCATTGATGATTTTGGTTGATATTGCCCGAGCATCAGGTTGGTCAGAAGAAGATCTGGACATGCTGGAAAAAGTTCTGTCGGTCCATTTGAACCCTGTTGTTAATTGCGGAGGCACTATTGCTGTTGTAATCAATTTGTTGCTCTCTGGCATTCTTGTGACAGCTTTGGTTAATGGATTAGTCAATTCCATCCTCAGTAGATATGATTTCTATTTGTTTTGTGAGGAAAAGGGATTGGTCCTAGAGTATTCAGAACACATGCGTGTGATCACTCTTGGGGATGATTTGGTAAATGCCTGTTCAGACCATTTGCGTTCTCTTGGTTGGAGTGTAAATCATTTGCGTTCAACTGTGGAGAGTCTTGGCATGAAGTTGACGACTGCTGATAAGAAAGGAGATGTCTTTGAATTTAAGACTTTTTCTGAATTTGAGTTCCTTAAAAGCAGACTGTACTACAACGAAGACTTACAGGCCTATGTTAATGTTGTTGGACCAAAATCCTACTTTCGTTCCTTCGAGTGCTACATCCCTTCCAAAGAGATAACGTATTCGGAACATCAGATGGAATTGCTGGAAAATGCAGCAACAGAGGCTTTCTTCGGAGGAAGAATGGCTTTCAACATCTTACATCCCAAGCTGGTTGAATATTCGGAGGCATGCAAACTTGTTCCATCAATACACTTGATGAAAAGTTATGAGGTGCGTTTGGATGAACAACGACTGAAATTTCTTGTTCCACAACCAAAATTGCAAGAAACAGGCGAAATAGGTTACGACATGTTGCTTGAATATTGGTCATTGCCCACCTTTGCTGGTGAAGGCATGAAAGACTATGTAGGCAATGCGGAGCCAGATGCAACCGCTAGTGTTGAGATTGCTGGAATAGCACAAGACACTTCAATGGTGATTGAAGCGGCTGGCAATACAGCTCCCAACACTTTG